CAGCCATGATTATTCTCCTATATTATTCAGTACACGCAATCTCTACTACTTTCTCGTCTTCAACACGAGTAGCACCGATTGTCATTGATAAAAATACTTGAGTAGCATAGTTCTTGTCATCACGCTCACTAATGCGAGTTTGAATCTCTGAACCCATTGCTAGACCAAGACCTGATTTACAGTACACAGTAACCTGACGGTTGCCATCTGAATCAGTACCTAAACGCTCTGAACGGATAAACTTAAAGCCTAAGAAAGTATCTAATTGACCTTGTGCCAACGCTTTAACAGTGTTGTAGTCAGAAGATTTAATTTCAGTAGTATTTAACAAATCAGTTACTTGCTTCGCAGAAAGTACACAGTAACGCTCTTCTTCAGCATCTACATCAGAACCATCAATCACTTCTTTAGCAGAAAGAAGTTTAGCAACTGTTAAACCACCTGATGCGTGAACAATCTTTTGAGCAGATGGAAGTGCGATAGTAGTACCACCAGCAACGCCACCATAGGCATTACCAACTGCTGCTTCAATAATTGCAGTATCCATAGCGCGACCCATTGCATTAGCACCAGCCATTGCATACTCGCTCTGTGGAGTGATTAACATACGAACCTTATCTTCCTGATCGATTAAATCAGCCCAGTCGTAGTCATCCATTGAAACTCTACGTCTTGAATGTGGACTATCCATACGAGGAGTATCTGAGTGGCGTGAAGTACGCTTTTGAGCTGAAACTGCACCAATTCTTTCGAAAAAGTGATTCTTACCTGTTACTGATTCATAACGAACCGAGTCGCGTAATCGTGAACCTTTCTGTTGTGCAAGGTGCAACACATTACTTTTATACTGCTCGACAAAAGCAGTCGTAATTTGAGTAGACATAATGTCCTCCTTTTATAATTAAACAAAAAACGGTCATTGTCCTTTCGGGTGTCCTGCCTATTACGCTGGCTAAACGAGTTTAGAACTACCTTTTAATCTACCGTTATCCATAAGGGCGGTGTTGATTACAAGCGGATTTTACACCGCTTGAGCATTATCTTACCATACTTTTTTATTCTGGATGCGCTTTTGCAAATAATTGATTCATTTCATCAACAGCATCTATGTGCTTAGGATTTGTAGCATCCCAATACGCATGTGATTTATTACTATTGATTTGATCAATTCTCATTCTAGCATCCATAGGACTCATTACCAGAGAGTTGTTAGCTGTACCGGTAGCCGAATCTTCAGTTATATCCTTTCCAGCATTAGCAAGTAGTCGGATTAAATCTGGATCATTACCTATGGCTGGGTTCGCTAGTTTTTCTGATAGCGCATCATTACCATATACAGCCAAAGCTCTCTTTGCTGCAGTCATGTTCTTGTCATAGTTAGCACCGAACTCTTGTTTTAAGGATTCTTCAGTTTGAGTTCCTAACGCTTGTCCAGATACTTGATCTTGATTCATTTGGAAATCTACTGAACCTTTTTGCCATTCAACTAAGCCTTGCATTTGTTCTGGTGATAAACCTAATTGATGCCCTGTTTCTTTAAACGAAGTCATCATTTCTTCAGGATAGTATTGTTCATATCCTTGTGGAATATCAACTTTATAATCAGTTGCATTCTCAGGGCGACCAAGCTTAGTGTAAAGCTCATCTCGCTCTTCATCTGTTTTAGGCAGTGGGATTCTACTTCCCATCATTTTTTGTTGGTGAACCAGTGTCTTTGCTGCTGATTCTAAATCGTTAATGTTTGCCAGTGTTGGTTCTGCTCTTAACTCATCTGACAACCCTTCTCTCCAATCTGTTGCTTGGTTGTCACTTAGAACAGGCGCATCTGCGTTGTCTGTTACTTCTGTGGCCATTTCACTCATAGTTTATTCCTCTTTTATATTTGACATATTTATAATACGAAGATAGACAGCTCTTTCACCCTCTCGCCTCGCGGTTTCATACGGATCACCTTTCACATAGGATTCTCGCATTTGATACGCTGACTTCAGATCTTCTAGGACTTTATTCCCAGAGATAGATCCGAAACAATCAGCATAATCCTTTCTTAACTTTGTTATTGTTGTACTCATTGCATAGCCTGCATTATTTGCTCAACCCCTGCTTGTGTAGATTCTACATTTTCTGGATTGATCTGTTCAGCTACTGGTGCAACTTTCGATACAACATCTGCGCCTTGTTGTGCTTGTTGCATTTCTGCCATTTGCTGCTGTTGTTCCATCTGAGCTTTTCTTTGCTCTTCAATTTCAGCAGGATCACGCATAATGTTCTTAGGTACGCCTAATAATTCAGCTCTAGATCTAATTGCAGAATCATGATCAATGTTATCCATAACTTCTGGAGCAATCTGTGCAAGATTAGCAGCCATCTCATACAATCTTTCTACAGCTACAGCTTCTTCCATTCTTTGTGAACGAGCTAGAGGGCCAACATACTCAATATCAATAGATATTCCATCTAACGCTTCTGGAGCAGGTAGGAATTTCTCACTCCTATCCATAATAGCAAAACATCTTTCGATAAGAGGGTTTAAAAACTCTGTTTGAAATCTACCTAGTGTTGGGCCAAGTAATCTTTGCATCAATTCATAACGAACTTGCACTTCTGTAGCAGTCATTTGAGGGCCTTGCTGGAGTTCTAACTGATCTGAGAAGAATGCTTGCTTAATAGCACCTCTTAATTCTGTTTCCTTCATGTCAGACACATCAAATCTAGCACCTGTATCTAATGGTTTGATAGCTCCATCTCTACGAACAACAGTAATACCTGCTGGAGTAGTACGAACCTTACCGATTACACCGTCATCTTCTACTAGAAGTGGTGGATCAATAGCTTTAGCCCATGCTTTAAGACCTAATTCTACTGCTTTGTTCAGAGTTTTGATGTCTGGTAGTGCATTGTAAGCAGGTGAACGACCATATTCTTCGCCTGAAGCCTTAGACCATCTTGTTACAAGGTATGGTAATTCGTTATAACCACCAGAATGAACAATGTTTTTATCTTCTATACATATATATATAGAAACCCAAGGTAATTTAGTGATCTTCTTACCTTCATATTCTTCTGCTGGCATTACACAATGTATAAACTCAAATTTTTTATCTGGTTTGGAATTAAACGCATCGTCAATCTTAGCTCCACAGGCATCACCCCATCTCTGCTTTGCTTGTCTAGCTGAATATTCAAACTTACGATATAGTGTATCAATCTGTCCTTTATGATTTTCAGCAATAAAATACTCTGAAATATGTAAAGCCCTAAAGTTTAGATCTCCACCATTCTCTTCTACTTCAATACAAGATGTACCGATAGAGCAAATATCAAGATAAAACTCATGTACTTCAGTATTAAAGTTAGATGTACTAAAGGCTTTATACATTCTATTACGACAATCCTCTAACCAAACAGAAACATCACGCTGTTGATTCAGTGTTTCATCTCTTACTCTTAGGTGAAACCAAGGTAATGATGCTGAAGTTAGTGTTCCTTGTAATGATGCAGCTAATAATGTATTGGCATGGATTGCAGAAGAGTCATATAACTTCTCAGTGCGCTTTGCACCTTTAGAATATCTTACTGTAGTTGTTGCTTTTCTAGGCATTACATAGTCAAGTATCTCTTGCCAGTGATCTGTCCATGTTCCTTTAGCCGACTCTAATGCTCCAAGCCTTTTAATAATTTGCTCTACTGCCATAATAATCTCCTATTTCTTTCCCGATCCAAGAAGTGAACGAGTTTTAACATCTGCTTCGTCTTGTAAGCCTTCACCACCAGTAAGTAGTGTTGCATATCTGCCAGACTTCTTCTTATTCAAAGCTTTTGTTCTTTCTAATACAATTTCTGCATCCATTTCCGCTTCTTCTTTCTGTCTTTGCACTGATTCTTGTGCGTAATCAACCGGTGGCGGTGGAATATAAGGTGCTGGTGCTGATTTCTTTCCCATGTTGTTCTCCTATAACCAAGTACACTCTTTTTTTAGCATACCATAAATGTGAATATCTTTTAGTCGCTCTGAGATTTCTCTCATAGTGCCTTCCTTTTTAAAACCTAATCTCTTTAAGAATAAGTTTGCTTGCCTATTATCTGTTTCTGTATAGGCAGTAATTCTATGGCAATCTAATTGAATAAAAGGGTAGTTAAACAATGTTCTTAGCATTGTCTTATTAAAACTACCTTTCTCCATGACACCTGAAAACACAATATCTTGTATTCTGTATTCATAAAATGCCACTCCCCCAACTAATTCACCCTCTTCATAAAAACCAAAATTAGTACAATCACTAAGAGCTGTAACCCCTACTCTTTTTGTAATCCAATCTGTAACTTCTTGTCCTGCATTCGGTCTTAACTCGATCATCTTAACAATGTTTTTTTACTTTCCTGCTCTTCCCAGAACTTTCTCTCAGATAACAAAGATGCTTGAGGTGCTGCAGATCCATCTTTTGTAGATGTTGATGCTGCGATTGCTTTTTCTCTAGCTTCCTGTGTCTGCTTGTCTAGATCTTTACGATCTACAGCTTCCGGTACTGGAGGTGCTGTATATGCAGGTGGTATAATAGGTGCTGGTGCTGATTTCTTTCCCATACTAATTTCCCAATAGTGATTTTTTACTTAACTCTGCATCATCAGTAACGCCCTTACCGCCTGTAAGTAATGTTCCGTAACGACCCTTCTTTTTCTTATTCTTTAGAAGCCCAGCTTCTGATGCTGCTGCGACTGATGCAGGTTCTGGTAGGTCTGCTAGTGCTGGATTATCTTGAAATCCAAGTGGCTTTGCAATTTTTTGCATCCCCTGATTGCCCACCCTATTAACTGCTGCTGGTGCATTATTACCTTG